ATAAAAGAAGGTGAAAGATACAAATATGACTTCAACAGCGATTTCAATGATGAGCAAGAAAAAAGTAGATTAGGTAGTGGTGATGCTGGTATTATCACAGCACCCTCAACAGACATCGCAAAGAAATACGAAGGCAGCAAACTTGGCTTCCAACCCAAACCTGCTGTGGAACATATCATCATCGGTATGAAACCACACGGACAAAAAAGCTATATTGATAATGTCCTAAACTTTGAGGCATTGCCCGAGAATGTTAAGATGACCTATCCGTTTTTGCAGGTTCCCAAACCGGCAAAAAAGGAGAAGGACTTTGGATTAAGTGGTGAGGAAAAGAAAAAACCACAGAGAGACGAGGGTCAAGAAAAGTTTAATGTTCCGCAGAAGAATAGACCAACGACATCAAAGAACAACCACCCCACAACCAAACCAGTAAAACTAATGTCCTACATCATCACCCTTTTTACAAGGGAAGGGGATTGGGTATTAGACCCGTTCTTGGGTAGTGGAACGACAGGGGTTGCTTCCAAACTTATCAACCGAAATTTTGTGGGTATCGAAAGGGAACAAGAGTATATGGATATTGTAAGAGAGAGATGTGAGGTTGATAGGGACGAACTAATAAAGTTTTTCAAGATGGAAAAAGACACACAGACAAAGTTGGACTTATGAGTTATAGTAAGGGGATATTTTGGCTTGAAGATGCGAGAATCCCGTTTGTTGATGAGGGGGATATTGACTTTAATTCCACACAAAGTGGAAAAGTTTATGGTAGAAATTCATTAAACGAAAGTATCACAGAAAGAAATACTACACATTATACAACACAAGGTCGTTTCACCCCCAACCTACTTGTCTGTGATGATATGTTGAACGATGGTGATAAAGGAACAAATAGTAGATACTACGACCTTGACCTATGGTTTGATAAAATGGTGGAGGCGTTATGAAAATTCAAACGACGGAGATTTACCAAAAGCTACAAGAAAACAAAGATAAGCGTTTGCTTATATTCCAAGGGTCAGCAAGAAGCGGCAAGACCTACAACATCCTAATATGGCTTGTGGTGTATCTCTTGCAAAATAAAGGCACCACCCTATCAATAGTTAGGAAGACACTGCCAGCATTAAAGGGTTCAGCGTTGCGGGATTTAAAAGAAATACTTGAGACCCTTGAGATTTACAAGCAGTCGTCATGGCACAAGCAAGATGGCTATTATGATTTGGAGAACGGCAGCATTATTGAATTCTTCTCAACAGACGAAGAGCAAAAGTTAAGAGGCAGAAAACGAGACATCCTTTTCATTAACGAAGCAAACGAAATTACAAGGGACGAATACACCCAACTAGCTATTAGAACAAACGGGCAGATTATTATGGACTATAACCCAAGTGATTTATATTCCTACATCTACGACCTTGTTGACACAGAGGAGAATGTTTTTTTCCACAAGAGCACCTACCTTGAAAACGCATTTTTAAACAAGGAGACCATAAGGGAAATTGAAGGACTCAAAAATAAAGATGCTAACCTATGGCGGGTTTTTGGATTGGGCGAGAGAGGAGTTGCTACCAACTCCGTCTTCTCGCACCATAGCATAATCCCCGAAGATGTATTCCCTAAAGAGGGGGGTATATTACTGCGAGGTTTAGACCAAGGGTTTAATGACCCCACCGCAATGGTGGAGGTCAGGATAATTGAAGACAAGATTTTTGTTAAAGAGTTGCTATATTCAAGGGGACTGACCGCAGATGATGTGGCATACAAAATAGAGCAAATGAACTTTGATAAGACCGATACCATTTGGTGCGATAGCTCAAGACCAGAGCTTATTGAAGACCTCAAGCGAAAACGCATCAACGCCAAGCCAGTAATTAAAAAAACTATCCTTCATGGTATAGATTTAATTAAGAGACACGAGGTTTATATCCACGAGGCTAGCTTAAACATTATTGATGAATTCCAAAACTACAAATGGAAGACCGATAAAGATGGTCGCATTTTGGACGCTGCCGAGGATAAGTATAACCATACCATAGACGCTATCCGCTATGCTATTGAGATGTCCCACAAACCAAAACCAAAATATTCTTTTTTATGAAAGTTGTAATTGACGATAAGGACTACAATATTAGACCCCTAACTATAGAGCAATATTTAGCCCTACAAGACAATAAAAATATTGGCGAGGCAGAACTTATCGCCATGATGGTAGATGTGCCCGTAGAGGTCATTAAAAGGGCTCCTATGCCACAGGTCAAGTTTGTTGCCAAGATGCTCATGAGCGAGTTGGGAAATATTGAGGACTTATCCCCCCTTGTTTTAGATGTAAAATTCAACGGGGTAAATTATGGATTGATTCAGCCCTCTAAAATATCCTATGAGTTGTGGATTAACTTGGAGATTTTTATGGCACAAAAGCCAGTCAATCTACTTAAGTTAGCAACCCACCTTTACCGACCAATAGTGGGGGAGAAGTTCGGCGATGACCGCGAACTTATCCCCTATGATTTAGGTGAATGCGAGAAAAGGGAGAACGAGTTTAAGAGCTTCCCTGTTAGTATTGTCCTGTCGGCCCTTTTTTTTTTAACAATTTTCGCCAAACAACTTACGGACGATTTCCTATCCTATGGCCCCAAGACGACTACTCCCCCCGCGACCAATCTGCAACCACTGAAGAAGTAATCCAGTCGGTGGTGGATTACTATTACCAAACACTTATGCTGGCAACCAAGGAAGATTTGCTTAAAGTAGAACCTGTGCTAAAGCTTGAACTGATGGAGGTGTTAAGCTATTTATCTTATATTATAGACAAAGCTAATAAAGAACGTGCGGAACGGCAAAAAACAATATCATAGATGGCACAGATGACCTACAAAAATATCTTGGATTTATTCTACGAATTTAGAAACCAACATCCAATCTTATCGGGCAATACTATCTCTTGGGGTAATTTAAGCGACTACTCAAGGGAGGATTTTATTACAAAATATCCAGCCATTCACTTTATCCCCCAACCATCAATTATGGACGGCACAAGCAATACCTTTAATTGGTCTATTTTAATCTACGATGTCCTTAATGAATATGTGGGTGTTCCCGATGAGTCAAACCAAATATACGCTATATCGCAGTGCCACGAGTTGCTCTATGACTTCTTCCAATACTTCTCAAATAACCTAACCGACTATGGGTTTTACCTTACCACCCCTTTAAATTATAATGTTTTCAACGACAGGTTTATTCAGTCAGTAGCGGGGGTTGAGGCTACCTTTGGAATCCTCGTCGAGCAGACAGCTTGTTTGCCCCCCTTTATACAACCATAACCTATGGAGGAGCAGTTTTTAAATGACATAGGCGCATTCTTGGTAGAGCAGATAAGAGAGGAAATACTTAAACCGAGACCAAGGTTTTCACTATCACCGAAAATTAGCAAGGGAATCTATAACGCTAACGCATCAGGAACCCTTTATAAGTCAGTTGAATATGTTGTCAGGGATGGCGAGATTGATATTATTATGGAGGACTACGGAGCAGAGTATCTCTTTGGTAAAGGGTCTTGGCCTTCGCCCGTTGGGGCGAGAGGCAAGACAAGTGCCCTTATTACAAGCTTAACAAAATGGGCAAAGGTAAAACTTAACCTATCGGAGGCTAACGCAAAGTCCATGGCGTTTGCCACAAGGAAAAACCTATTCAAAAGCGGTTATGCCCCCATCCCTTTATTTGATACTAACTTCCAAAATGCTATAACCGATAAAGCAGCAAACCTTTTGTCTAACCCCGACTATGCGGAAGCTTTTGCTAATGGTTTGTTGGATAACATTTTTGATAGGATAAACCTATTTGGTAAGGAAACTTACAATATACAATTTGGCTAATGATTACATTTTTATCGCAACCCGAGGTTGTGCAACCCTCTTACGGAAACCTGGTATTTCAGTTTCAAAGCACAGGAGCTACAGACCCCAATAAATACAAATACCGATATGTCGTTGAGGTCTATACAAACCTCGGGGATGTCGCAGAGCTTCAAATAACACCTGCCACTCAAGGGTGGGGACAGCTTGACTTGTCCCCCATCCTTTTAAACTACACAGCTTCACAACCCTTAAATATTGGTTGCACTGGCGAGACAGCACTACATCAGAGCGCTTGGGGTTATCTTGATGAAAATATGATTGTCTATTCAATTAAGGTGGGTGAGGAATATGCTACGACCCCTAATGGTGTCGTCGTTCAATACGACGGAAACGGAAACTTCGGTAGCCCACAAAAATTGAGCTTGGTAAGATATGCCTACAACGGAGTCAAAGAATGGTTCAACGGACAGAGCTTGGACTTCCAACCTTATTTCCTAACTGGTAGCACAGGGGTCTTCCCCCAATTCACTTCAAGATTTTTAACAAATTCACCAAGGACAAGATATACCCGAAACACCGACTATGTAAGTTTAGCGGCCCTTAACTGGTTGGGAGAAACCGGTGGCGAACCCGAGTTTATTAATAATGTGGCACGACAGATTTACTCTGCGAAGTTTTTATTCTTTGACATTGACAACAACCTAATACAGACCTCTCGCAGTTATAACACTCAAGACATCTGTGGCACACGACCAAATTGTAATTTGTTTGATAATTTCTTTGACCTACCAACCAACTACGCAGAGCAGCAGGTTGTCTATCTCAATTGTGGGGTTCCACAACTTCAGGAGTATCACGATATTTCCGTGCCGTCAAATACAAAATACTATTCCATAGAGCTTGAGGCTACGCTCTCACAACCTACCCCCCCTGAACCCGAGATTGACGAGTTTGACGGATGTAGCTGCCATAGCTATTCTTACAGCAATCCCTTTGTTGAGGAAGCCGTAATCTTCACCTATTTAGATTGCACGGGCTCTACAGAAACAATTACCATAGAACCCCTATCAAGTCAAGCATGGTGCGCTTGTGCTAACAGCAATGTCCCCAATATTGATACAGAGCAGGCTACTGACTTGGGGCTATGTGCCCCTTGCGTTTGCACGACCTACGACATTTTCAATCCATCGGAGTTCCCTTCCATATTTACTTATCTTGACTGCGAGGGTGGCGAAGAAACTGGCTCTGTGGATGCCTTGGCAACCATTCGCATCTGCGCCTGTGAGGGTTCAGTTGAAGCTATAGGACTTGAAGTTGATGAAGTAGGGGCTTGTCCTTTAGTATTTAGCGGAGATTGCAGAAGGTTTGGTGTTAGCATAAGCGGTGATACCCCCCTGTCAATTACCTACACAGGATGCTGCGGCAACCTTGAAACCGTGGTAGTCCCCCCTTCAACGAGTTTGTTTGTTATTGCGAACAACCCGTTCCCAACTATCGCGGGAGTAACGGCGGTTAATCTAAACGCTTTCAGTCAAACCTGTCCTCCACCATTACCCCCATCGGTAATTACCTTCAGCGCTGGCACAACCATTATAGGTAGGGATGTCTGCACCGATGAGCTACAATATTTCCTATACGAGGGAGACCCTATCTCACCGGGTAATTATGTGCAGTTTGAGAACACCATATATGAGATAACTGACACTGGCGGTGGCGGGTTTATTCCCCTTGTTAATCCCCTTGTCTTTACCACGGAGGCGCAAGCACTATCGGCGTTCCCTTGTCCTATTTACGCAACTGGCGTTTGTCAAACCACCATAGTAATTAGCGAACCTTTCTATCTATACCTTGACGATGAATGCTCACACGGAGACCGCTTATTGTATTTTATGAATACCTTTGGTGCGTGGGATAACTACAATTTCCGTCAAAGAGAAGACACGGGCTATAGCGTTGAAAAACAGACATATCAAAATGCTCCCCTACTTTATTCTCAAGGGTGGGACACAAGCTCCTATTATGGGTGGGCATCAAGAAGATATGTATGGCAGTCGCAGGTTAAAAAGTCGGGTGTCTTATACACCGACTTTTTACCCCAAGCAGAGGCATTGTGGTTGTCAAAGGAATTAGTGCAGTCCCCATCGGTCTATATGATTGGCGATGATGGAGAGCTTGAACCTATTACAATTACCAACAGCGAAATGATTGTTCCAAACTTCCAGATAAACGCCACTCAATACCAAATTCAGGTAGAATACCAAAGTGGTTATGACACCACAAGGCAGACACAAGAATGATAAGGGCTGTTGAATTATGGCTTAACTCAAACCTAACGGGTGAGTGGGTGAGCATGGATATTGCAGATGACCTGACAATATCCATCACCAAATCTTTTGAGGAGATAACGGATTTTACGCAACGGCTATCATCGTATTCCAAGACCTTTACCATCCCACAATCCGCAACAAACAATAAGTTTTTTCAAGCGGCTTATATGGTTAATTCCTCGGGGTTTGTAGATAGCGTAGTTGTCCCTGCTGTAATAAAATACGGAGGGGCTGATGTCTTTGTTGGGGATTGTCGTTTGAACGCTATTATCACCACCCCTGAAGCTCCCATCTATGAGATATTTTTGACGCAATCTTTGCCAGATTTTGCAAATATTCTTCAGGATTTTAGGATTATAGATTTAGATTTCCAAGATGCGTTCCACACCTTAAGCTACGATAATGTCGTTAGCACCTGGCAATTTACAGGGGGTTCGTATAACGACTACAACGGGATAGTGGGTAAAATAGTTTATCCGATGGCTAACTACGGATATGTGGATACTTTATACCACGGAATATTTGACAACACCATAAGTGGATTTACCAATAGCAGCTTCCCTTTAACCCTTCAGCAATTTGCCCCTTGGGTAAGCGTAAAATATTTGGTTGATAAAATCTTTGAGAGGGCAGGCTTTACCTATACGAGCGACTTTTTTGACTCCGACTACTTTGCCGGTATTTTTGCTTTGGCAAAAACCAATAACACTATGGGCGTAAAGATAAGCGAAGACGCCACAGAAAACCAAAACATCTTCCTTGCACAGGCAAGAGGTGGGGCAAGCAATGGAGGTTTCTTTGATACTAATTTTTCCAATACGGGGGTTAGCTATACCGAGCAGTTTTTCCTTGGCAACGAGGTCAATGACCCGTTGAATATTTTTACCCCCTCTCTAACAATTTCTAACCGCACACACTTTTTTACGGCTGCGGTAACAGGGGTTTATAGATTAAAGTTTAGCTTTGCTGCTTTTCAGCTCAATAGCTCATTCCCCCTTTATTTGAATGTAGCCCTTAAGGATTTGGATAACGGCACAATCTACAGCAGCGTAGAGGGTCTGCTTATTTTTGGCACCACAGAACTAACAAATTACAGCGACATATATTTTACCTCCACCATCCCTGCGGGCAGGAGAGTTGGTATGTTCTATTCAAGGCAAGATGTAGGTGGCCCTACTCGCAACAGCGCAACCCTTGGAATATTTGACGCAAACCTTGAGCTGTATTCTTCCCCCCTTTTACAGGGCACAGATAGCGTCTTGCTTCAGGACAACCTACCGAGTGAGATTACAGCTTTGGATTATTTTAGGGGTATTGTCAGCTTGTTTAATTTGGTGGTTATACCTCAAGGCGACAGGAACTTATTTATTAGCCGTTGGGATGACTACTTCACAGCAGGCAGGGTTTTGGATTACAGCCAAAAAATAGATATGGCTAGCGAGATAGCTTTGCTTCCAACGAACGAATTACAGCGAGAATACATTTTGCAGTATGCAGGCAGCGAAGATAGGTTTTCCTCCATCAACCAACAAGACCGCAACCAGCAGTTTGGCACCTACAGGTTTTTATCAAGCGTCCCTTATCACACGGGAACTATTGTCGTTGAGGTTCCGTTTCAACCGCTTCCCATCGCAACCTTTGATGTGGTAACCCCGAGCAATGTTCTTATCCCCCACCTTTACCAGTGGAACAGAGGGGGCGATAGCCTAGGCAACGAGTATAACCCTATTGGGTCATTGCTGCGGTTAGGGTTCTATAATGGTCTGATGGATTTTACAATTACAGGGACAACGACTTCTTGGTATTTGTTATCGGGGGCTACAAGCATAGCACATCAAACATATCCCGCAATATCGCATCTGTCGGCGTATGAATATTCTGCTTCAACTTTTAGTGATTTGAATTTCGGCAACCAATATGACTTCTGGCAAGTCCCTCAAGACACCTATGTAGGATTTACAGATAGGGATGTTTGGAATGACTTTTGGAGCGGAAGGGTATTACCCCTTTACGACACGGATGTAAAATTATTGAGGGCAAGCTTTTTGCTTACCCCCGAGGATATAAAGGATTTGCAGTTCAACGATAGAGCGTATTTTCTTGACGCCTACTGGCGTTTAATATCCATGGTGGATGCTGACATAACACAGAAGACATTGGTGAGCTGTGAGTGGGTAAAATTACCATTCACTCAAGAGGCACAACCGCTTATTTCCCCCACCTACGAGCAGGCAGAATTTGAGCCAATCCCAACACCTTCGGGTTCAACATATGCTTCTGCGGTATTCACGGGTAATTCCATAACTAACCTATGTGCGGAGATAGGCACACAAGGGGTAGTATTCTCCAACTGCTCACAAATTGTGGAAGGGTGCAGTGTGTTCTCAAACACATCTGCAACCATTCCAATAGCAGAGGGGTCATTCCTCAAAGTGCCTAGTGCCCCCACTATTTATCAAGTAATAGAAAACGGGCTATTAACGGATTTTACAATCTGCTAAAAAAAATATTCAAATGGCAACACAAGTAGCATTAGCAATTAAGATACAGAGTGAGGGTGGGGAGAAAGTCCTTAAGAACCTACAGGATTTAGAGACCGAGCTTGGTAGATTACAGACCGACCTTAAAACATTAGATTTCGGGTCTCAAGAATTTAATGCGGCAGTCAAAGATATTAACAAACTTAAGTCAGCTATTAAAGATGTTGATAAAGCAACTGAAGGTTTAGAAACTGCACAAAGGGTGCAAGCTATTGGTGAGGCCATATCTATCGTAGTTGGAGGATTCCAGTTATTAAGTGGAATAATAGGGATATTCATAAGTGAAACCGAAGACCTTGAAGCAGTCCAAAGGGCAGAGGCGCAAGCGGTGGGAATATTGAACGCTGCTGTTGGGATACAAACAATTTTATATCAAGGGGCAGAGCTGGCAGCTAAAGGATATACCTTAAGTAGTATTGCTTCAACCATAGCAACGAAAGCACAATCTGCGGCTACAAGGATTGCTACTGCCGTTCAGCTTGCTTTTAACGCAGCATTAGCGGCTAACCCACTTGGTTTAGTTATCACCCTTTTAGCTGCAACAGCCGCAGCAGTATATGGTTTGATTAACGCTTACAAAAGTTTTAACAAGCCAGTAGATACTGCAAACGAAATACTAAAGGAGCAAGATAGAATTGAAACTTCTTTGATTGAAACAAGGGGTAAAGCAGCACAACAGCTACAGAGCCAACTTCAGATTTTAACCGATAACATAACCACAAGGAATTTAGAGTTAAGTGTTATTGAGGATTTGAAAAAAGCTTATCCTGGCTTTAACACTTTTTTAGATGAAAATAACAAACTAACTAAAGATGGTGTAAAGTTTTTAAAAGAAACAATAGAGCTTAAAAGAACACAAGCCGCCGTTGAGCAGATTAACAATGCTTTGACCGAAAGTGAGATTAAACTGCAAACAGAGATTGCCAGAATAAGGGCTGAAGAAGGATTTACCGCTAGAGGCGCAAACCTAATAGCAGAAGCAAGAAGAAGAAACAAAATAGAATTAGAAGCCCTTAATAATCTTGAAATTAAATACAACCAACAATTAGACGCAAGTATTGGTTTATTGACCCCCCTTAATAAAAAACTTGGTGAGCAAGCTAAACTTGAAGCTACCACTGGCAAAGAAGTTTCCAAAGCCAGTTTAGAACTACAAGCAAGTAATAAATTATTAGCGGCAAGAATTAAATTGTTTGATGACTTGGTAAGTCAAATATCGGCAACACAGAGCGTTGAATTAGCTTTTACTGATGATGTTTTAGAAAAACAAAATGAGATTATAGAAAGACAAAATACCCTGCTTGGTTTAAGACGCAGTGAGCTTGAAAAAGACGAGGGGGTTTTTAAAGATTTGATTAACTTATTTTTTGAGACAATACCAAACGAAACAGAATTAAAAGAAAGCACAGACGCGGTATTTGATTTTTTCAATTTTATTAACGAGCAGTTTACCACGGGTGCCGTTGATATAAGCGAGAAATTGGGATTTGAGCAATTGCTACAATTATTCAAAGAAGGTAAAGGTGCTAGTGAAGAATTGCTTGCACAGATAAGGGAAATACCCGATGAAACAAAAACATCATTCAACGAGTTTTTTAATTCTTATGAGGATAGGATTGGCGCTATAGATGTAGCTTTGAAAGCGGCGGAAAAAACCGAACAAGTTATAATAAATAATAAGGTTCAAGATTCAAAAAGTTTATTTGCTCTTTTAATTGATATTGAAAAACAACAAAGCGAAGCTTTTACCACAAGAATAGAGCAAGGAAAAACGGAAGCTGATATTTTAGAAGAGGGCCGTGCTTCAGTAGCGGTTAATTTGGGTATTACTGAAAAAATTATTGCTATTGAAGACCAACGAATCCAAATTATAAAGGATATAAACAAAGAAAAATTAAAAGGTGCAAATGCCGATACTGCGCTTATAGCTTCTTTAGAGCAAGAGGACGCTTTGTTGCAACAAAATTTAGCAACTTACAATACCCTAATTGATACAATTTTAGATGGTGTTGTTAGAAATAATAAGTTCAACGAAAGCATAGCAAGGGGACAAAAAGAATTTGAAAAACAAAATGCTATAATTGAAAAAAACAAAACCCTAATTGATGCAACATTTGACCCCGAGCAGCTCACCAAATACTTTGCCGGTTTAGGGGATGCTTTAGATGTGGTCTTGCCGTCTCTTGTAATTGATTTACAGAGCTATTTAGAGCGCTTTGGTGAGGAAGGCACAAAAGCTATCATTAAAGGTGTTGTGCAGGGTTTAAAAGAGCAAGGAAAACTAACAAGGGAAGAAGCACAAAAAACTATTGATATTCTTAAAAAAGCTGCTCTTGCACTTAAAGTAGCATTTAATTTTAATATAGACCCATTTGCCGACCAAATTAAAGACCTTGAAAAATTATTGGGGAAACTGCCTAAAGCAGTATCCCCCCTGTCAAAAACATTCACAGAAATACAAGATATTACAAGGGTATATTTCCAAGTTTTGGACGACTTATCTGGCCGATTAAGCAGCACCATAGCACAGAATAATGCTAACCTTTTTGACCAAATAAACTATCAAGAACAACTATCTTTATCAAGAATTGGGGAAGCTAATTCCCAGTCAAAGAGAGAGAACGACAGGATTTTAGCAGAGAGAGCAGCAGCAGAAAAGAAGTTTGCGCAGCAGAGATTTGACCTTGAAAAGAAATCCCGAATACAGGAGCTAAACTTCGCATTAGCAAACGCAATATCTGGCGGCGCACAAGCAATTATTAACGCATTAGCACTTCCTGCACCCCCACCTATTCCACAGATTTATGCTGCCAGCTTGGGGGTATTGACAGGGGCACAAGTTCAGGTAATTCAAAACCAACTTACCACGGCTCAAAACAAAACCTTTATCGCTAGACGAGGGGGATTGGTTGATGGCACTACAAGCCACGAACAAGGTGGAGTTCCTGCGCTACTTGAGGGTGGTGAGTTTGTTATGAACCGAGAAGCGGTGTCAAAATTCGGTGGAATTATTGGTGATATTAATAGCTCTACGGGGGGTCGTAAATTAGCTATTGACGACAGCAGAATTGTCCAAGCAATAGCCAGTCAAAATTCAAACACCACTCCACTTAAAGCGTATGTCCTTTATAATTCAATTCAGGACACAGAAAAATTAAACAAAAAAATTACTAAATTAGCACGACTATGAAGCTATTTGAATTACTAATTGACGAAGACGACGACTTCAGTGGCGTAGAATTTATAAGCATCGTAAAGAATCCAGCAAATGAGGTTCGCTTTGAAATATTCAACGACCAAACCGACCATAACTGCCAAGTAGAAAACGATATCCCTGATGAACTTTTAAAGCATTTTGAGGAGTTTGGTGAGCAACTAAATCCTGACTTACTAATTGGTGCAAAGATAGGGCCTGCAAAGCTTG